ATGCCAAGGCTTCGGCACAGCTAACCAATGCAGTGAAGATTGTTATTTCATACTACTTCCCACAACAAGGGATGACTTGGTAAAACCCAAAGGTGGGATTAAGACTAATAATCTTAGTCCCATTTTTTTTTTATAGTGAGGTTCCAATGGGAACAAAAGTTTTTTCATCTGCTATTAACTTTGTACGTATCACTCCAAGTGATAGTGCAGTAGTTAGTTTTAAAGCATTATATATTGGCACTGCTGGTGATGTCACTATAGCTCCATCTGCTGCAGGCACTCCTGTAACATTTGTTGGTGTAGCTGCTGGTACATTCTTTCCAGTTGAAGTTAAAGAAGGTCGTCTTATGGATACAGGAACAGCAGCTTCAGATATTGTAGCATTAGGTTGGTAATATGCTAATCAATGGATTAGGGATAGGAGTACCATATGGAACCTCTGGTGGGGGATCTGGTGGTAGTGGTAGTATATTAGCTACATCTAGTTTATACTTACCATTAAAAACAACAATTGTTCCAACAAGGGGTGCAAGCACTCCTACCTTTACTAGAGCTACAGCGGCCTGGGACTTTGATAATGAAGGAAAATTAAACCTCAATATACCATCAGGATGTCCGAGATTTACTGGTGCAAGGTTTGTGCGGAATCTATTTAGTGGAACAACAGAAGATCTCTCCAGCGCAACATGGACCAAAAAGGATGTAACCATTACTTCTGATAGTGAGGTTGCACCTGACGGAACAACGGGCATGGACCTTGTTATCCCAAACGGATCTAGTACAACTCACTACGTTAGCAAAGCTTCTGCAGTGGTCACGACAGTTGGAAAACTCTATACTGTCAGTGTATATGCAAAAGCAGGTGGATACACGCTACTGCAGATTGCTTTTTCAGGCTCACAAGTTTCTGGTGATCCCAGGATTAACTTTGACCTGAGTTCCGGTACTATTACAGCTAATGACGCCGGTATTTCTGGTGCGATTACACCCCTGGCTAATGGGGTGTACAGGGTATCGGCAATTGTCACAGCAGCAACTGCATCATTGACGCCGCTGGTTATTTTTGCGATAAACAGCTTGGCGACCCGTCTTCAATCATTTGCAGGGGATACTGTTTCTGGTGTATGCGTGTGGGGAATTCAAGTTGAAGATGTCTCCGGCCAAGCCGACCAGACCGCCAGTGAATACGTCAGCGTCGGTGTTCTTGCATCTCCGTATCACGGAGCAGGCACAGTAGCCAGCGCCGATGGCTGCAAGTACTTCACCACCAACAAAGACGGCAGCGCGATTTCCCCATCGGTGCTGAAGAAGTACCTGTCTGAGCCGAGCGGGGTGAATAACTGCTTATGGGGTCGTGACGCCACAAACGCCGCTTGGACAAAATCAAATGTCACTGCTGCAAAGACCGCTACCGGCCTCGACAACGTAGCCAACAGCGCAAGCCGTTTAACGGCCGCCGCAAATGACGCAACGTTTCTGCAACTCCTGACAGCCGCAACGGGTACTCGTACAACAAGCGTCTGGATCAAGCGGGTGTCTGGATCAGGAACCGTCAGCATCACAAGGAACGGCGGCACCGGCTGGACGGACATCACCTCGTCCCTTGTGACGGGCACGTGGGTTCCTGTCGAACTGACTTCTGACGTAGGAGCAAATCCTACCGTCGGCCTGAAGATGGGAACGTCTGGTGATGTGATCGACGTGGATTGCTTCCAGGACGAGAACGGAGCATGGCGCACAAGTCCAATACTCACGACCACAGCGGCAGTAACACGGAATGCGGATGTGTTGAGTTATGCGAGTGCATATGATAATACTGTTGGGACTTCCCTGTGTTCATTAAAGTCCGACTCACTTGTATCCACCGCAAATATTTATGCTTTAACAGGCGATACTAACGGTCGGATGGCCTATCTAAACTCAGGAAATGCTCGAACAGGTATTTTAGCCTTCGATGGAGTTAATACTGCTTCTGCTACGGGTGCGTTGTCTATAAATACGGGGGTTAGAAAACGGGCTCTCGCTTGGAGCGGGGCAAATATGAAGTGTTGTGCTGATACTGTGTTAGGGGTAAGTTCGACTTTTGATGGAACTCTTGGTGCCGGAACCACACTATTCGTAGGTTGTGATGCGGCTAGTGGATCGCAACTCTCAGGCAACATCGGCGAAGTCCATATCTGGACCTCAGCTCTAACAGATACACAATTACAACAGGTGACAACATGAGCCAAGTTAATATTCTAGCAACATTGCAGAATCATTGTGCTGTGCCTCAGAAAGCAGTCTTTAGAGGTAAGGATGGGACTAAACTTAAAATAGATTATTGGATTGATGATACTACTCCAGTAAGTCTCCAACCTCCTGCACTAGAAAAACTTAAACAAGCAAAAGCTGATGGTACTGTGACTTTCACCAAACCTGGAGAAACTACAAAAACTTCTGCAGAGTTGATTAAAGAAGGCAAACCAATATCTAAACCACAAAAGGAGAAAGTAAAATGAGGCGGGTTATTTATATTCCTGATGTGGAAGAGAGTATTCCAGATATTAGTTATCATTATCTTTTACCAGTATCAGGGAAATATGTATTTGATTGTCTTGTTCCTGACACATTGACTACAGATGGCGAGATCCTACATGATATGACTGATGATAAAACTATTACTGTGCAATTACTAGAACCTGCTGTTCATCATTATGCAGGTTGGGAATTCTAGTGAAGAATCGTTTTATATCTGGTAGTTGGAATTTAATATGCGATAGTTGCTCCATAAAATATAAAGCAACTACCGCAAAACAACGTTGGGATGGTTTTATAGTATGTCCTAATTGTTATGAACAACGTCATCCACAAGACTTTGTTAAGACCAGACAAGATAAAATATCTGTTCCATTTAGCAGACCAATACCACAAGAGATTTTTGTAGTTGTCCCCTATATTTTTTATATAGATGAACAATATTTTGTGGAAAATTATATAACACCGTAAAGGAGAAATCTTTGACTACAATTGTAACAAGAGCTGGGAAAGGTGCTCCTTTATCCTGGGTTGAAGGTGATGCAAACTTTAACAATTTGAATAATGATAAAGTAGAAACAGCAGATATTGGTGTAACAGTACAAGCACAAAATGCAAATTTACAGACAATAGCGACTTCTGCTACTGCTGCTGGATTAGCACTACTTGATGATGCTGATGCAGCAGCACAACGTGCTACATTAGGAGCACAAGAACAAAATAACTATTTACAAAATATAGCAGATGGACAATCAACTTATAAAAATGCTATTATAAATGGTAGGATGCAAATAGATCAACGTAATGCAGGGACTGCAAAAACAATAATAGCAGGTGCAGCATTATCTTATGGTTTAGATAGATGGTATGTTTATTGTACTGGTGCTAATGTTACAGCACAGAGAATACAAGTATCTAATATATATTATCATAGATTTTATGGTGCTGTTGGTAATACTGGTGTTGGCATAGGTCAGCGTCTAGAAAGTCAAAATTCTTTACATATGGCTGGGAAAACTGTAACTCTTTCTATAAAAGTATCTTCTACATCCCTAGCTACTTTAAGTTATGGTGTTTACTATGCAAATGGTTTAGATTCATTTGGATCATTAGCAGTACCCGCAAGAACAGCAATAACCACAGGTTCTTGGAATATTACTGGTACTGAAGCAACATATTCTGCTACTATTGCAATGTCTGCTGGTGCCACTACTGGTATTGAAGTTGTCTTTAGTGGAGGTGCCCTTACTAATGGAAATACATTAACAATTAGAGATGTTCAATTAGAACTAGGAAGTTATGTATCACCTATAGAAATTGTACCTTATGATAAAGAGTTAATAGCATGTCAACGTTACTTTGAAACTTCTTATCCTGCAGGAAATGCAGTAGGTGCTCCCACTGCAGATGGATACTTAAGTGTAATTCCAAATACAACTAGTGCAGGTGCTGCTAATTTTTCTATTGTTTTAAAAGTGAGTAAAAAATCAACACCTACTGTAGTAGCATACTCTTATTCTGATGGTGCTAGTGGATTTATGAGAGATACTGGAGGAGCTGCTAACAGAGCAGTTACTTATGGTTCTATAGGAACTAATTGTATCAACTTCACTAATACTGGTGTTACCACAGCCAACACTGCACATACAGCACATTTTACAGCAACGAGTGAATTATAATTATGTATAAAAAAACAAATAATACCTATATTATCAGAATTGCTGATAATGCTTGTATCCCTGACGATCCAAAGAATTCAGATTATATTAAATATTTAGCATGGGTCAATGCGGGTAATACAGCAGATCCTATAGATCCCAAGTCACAAGAAGATATAGATCTTGAGAATAAAGTTAATAAGAACAAAGAAGAAAAAAATAAATTGACTGGTGATGTATTAATAAAATATTTAACTGAGCATACTGCGGAAGAAATAGATACCTATGTTAAAAATAATATAACAACATTAAATGATGTTAAAAATCTAGTAACAAAGTTAGCTATTGCTGTTGGAGTAGCACTGCGTGAGTAATATGTGGGATGGCGTGGAACGTCGTGGAACAGAATCTAATTTACTACTGGTACTAGAAGAACGATTAACAAAGCAGGATCAAATGCTGCATGATTTATATGATATGATTAAAACTCATATCAAGGATGAAGCGGATTTAACTCCTGTTGTTATAGAATTAGTGGATGCTTGGAAAGCTGCAGGTTTTTTTGTAAATATAATTAAATGGCTTGGTATTATTGCAAGTGCTATTTCAGCTGCATTTTTTTTAATAAAAGGAACTAAGTCATGAGTACTTCTGGATCAACTGATTATTCAACAACCAGATTAGATATTATCAATAGAGCATTAAGTCTGTTGAATGCTGTTCCTCAAGGTGGAACTCCTACTGCTTATGATCTATCAGATGCTAATCTAGCTTTAAATGGTTTAGTTAAATCCTGGATGGCTGATGGATTACAATTATGGGCAATAACTTCTTACAATGTTCCATTGACAGATGGAGTTAATAAGTATAGAATTGGTCTTGGGGAAACTATAGATATAGCAAAACCATTAAAGATACATCAAGCTTTTAATAGAAATTCAACATCTCTTGTTGATATTCCTATGCGAATACTGACTAGACAAGAGTATAATATGCTTGGTAATAAATCTGTATCTGGTAATCCCATACAGATTTATTATGATCCACAAAGAGTTTATGGTGATCTATATGTTTTCCCTACTCCAACTACTGTAGAGGCAGCTAATAATACAGTTGTTATTCATTACCAAAGACCATTTGAGGATCTTGATGCAGATGTTGATGAACCTGACTTTCCTCAAGAATGGTTTGATGCTCTCTGTTATGGTCTTGCCTGTAGGTTAGCTCCTGCTTATGGTATTCCCCTTGCCGATAGAAAACAACTCTGGAATGAGATGACTATAATAAAACAGGATGCAATGAACTTTGGTTTAGAAGAAGGTTCTATGTTCTTCCAACGTGACTTTCGCAATTGGTGATTAAATAATGCAACCAGATTCTTCTCAAATTTTAGGTTTAGATCAAATTGCTGATGCAGTTAATAGAGCTAAACTAGGTAGTCAACGACGAAAGAATGAAATGATTAGATTGGGTACAAGTGACCCAACATCATTTCAAATGAATTTTAAAAATCAACTAAAGGAACAGCAAGGACCACAGGATTCTTTGTTTGCTGGTAATAAACTAGCAGGTAATCAGAATCCAGACCAAGAGACTGTAGATTATGTAGGCAATGCTTTATCTAAAGCTGGTGGTAAATATTATTATTATGGTGATTCTGACTATTCTGATCCTAACAATGTTATTAATGCTTTAAAAAGTAAAGGTTGGCAAGCTTCTAAAGGTAGTGTAGATCCTACATTATATAATCTTCTAAATTTAAAAAATCCTCTTACATCATACAAAGGTCAGAATTACTATCAAGGTGATGTAGATCCTAGTAGTGCCCAATGGGGTACTGCAGGATATAATATGCAAGATCTAGGTGATGGTACTTATAATATTTTAGGCTCTAGTGGTTCTTCTATAGGTAA